CATGGCTCTCGAGTACGGCCTGCCCCCGACGGGCGGCCTGGGCTTCGGCATCGACCGCTGCGCCATGATGCTCTGCGGCACCGACTCGATCCGCGATGTGATCCTCTTCCCCACGATGAAGCCCCAGAGCTAAGAAAGCATTGTGGCACAACGGTTACAGGTGATGCAGCCTCTGGTTTGACACCACTTTTACACCAATTCACTTTGAATTCAACATGGCTACTAAGGAGTGCCCCGTCAAAGACGGGGTGCTTTCTTTAGCCATCATACATATATCATCATAAAAAAATAAGGGCAGGTTTGGGAAATCAAAATCCCATTCCTGCCCTTTTCTTTTTAGCAAAATCTGTCCCGAAAAGTATATAGTATTCGTGACACGCGCAAAAAAATGAGAGCATACCTCAACAGCAGCTCTCATATATCTTGTCTATTTGACATTTTCATCGGAGTTATTTATAATGGTTCTTGTGGAACCCACCGTCCGCGTCGAGTTTCCGGGCTCGTAGCCATGCCCTTCTCCTTTGTAGACGGTGTACGGCTAAAAAGACGGTTGCCTGTCATCCCGCGAGTGCGGAATGGAGGCGTGTATGTAGCCCTCGCGGGAAATTTTTCTCAGGGAGGTGACCATACATAACTCTTCAAGAAGTTTTTTGGATTGCGTCTATCTGCTGGATTCTTATCCAAGCATGGGACAAGTTCCGTAACAGAAAGAAGTGAGCCGTCTGTCGCAAGCAGAGCGGCTCACTGTTGTTTGAGGGTTAAACCCTCTTCCCAGTAAGAATGTATGTTTGTGGCAACCGTCTGGGTTTCCACCGCAGGGGGCGCTTGTTGGTAGCAGGCGTCCCTTGTGTTATTATTATAGACTCTATCATCGGCATTTGTCAAATGAATTTTCTGTTAGCGTTTTCTTTCGGATTTCTCCTACGTCAGCCTGTGGGAACCGCATAACCCTCGGTCAAGCTCCACAAGTGTACGGATGCTGACCCCATTACTTGCTTCAACGCTGCGGCGGGCAGTCCTGCTGCCGCCTTCAAAGAATATTTACACCCACAAAATATTCTCAGATGTTATTTTCCAAATGCGATGATTGCTCCGATAATACCCGACACAAGCAAAGTACAAATGCAAGTGATGATTGCGACCTTGACGCTGTTCACGTTCTTTGCAATCTGCTTGTACGGTTGATTCTCTGTCTCAGTAACTTTCTCAGACAGCTTACGCTCGGTTTCCTGCCACGCTTTTGCCTGTGCATCTACCTTGCGATTGGTGTCATCCACCTTGCCTTCGATATTACTGACACGATGCGCAATGAGCTCGACGGAAGTAGCGATTTTGTAGATAGCCTTCTGCTCGCTCTGAATTTCCTTCAGCTCACCTTCCAAGTTGTCAATTCTGTGCGTATTGGACTTGCATCTCTGCTCGGTCTCAATCAGCATGACGGTCTCTTGCTCAGTCATAAGAGAAACCTCCTCTGTTTTATTTGCTCCCTTCATTCGGCTCCACTATGGAGGCAATAGCAGAGTTCTGTTTCAACACGTCTTTCATTTCGCTAAGGGCGTCATCAACGTATTTGCTGAAGGTTTCAAATGGCAAGACCTTTGCCAACCAAGGGAAACGCTCGCAGAACTTGTCGTAAACAGAAGACAGCTTCAGTTTGCCCGTACCGGAACCGAACTCGCGCTCGGCACCGAGAACAGCCTGCAGAAGCCATCCACGAATCTGCTCGTACTTCTTGTCGGTAGACAGGTTGCGCCAACGCAGGACAGCCATAACGCCGCCAACGATAAACACAATGCCAGTAACAATTACATACCAGTTCTCCACAATAAATTCCATATGCAAACTCCTCTCTAAAAGGTAGTGGGGCGGATTTCAGGTGCCGCCCTTCACCTTAGATTGCTGGACTCTCCCAGCTTGGGTCTTCGACGAAGCCTTTTGCCTTTGCGCTTTCGAATGTGATACCACCAGCAGAATGGTCAGATTTACACAGGTTCAAATAAAATGCGCATACCACGCCATGTGCCGACCACGGCAATCCAACCATTGCCCCAATCCACGGCAGCGCTCCGGTATAGTTCCGCTTTACACAATAGAACGCTAAAAGTAACCCACCGACTGTAACAATCCACAGAAGGGAGCGGATATCGTCAATCAGCTTTTTTGAAAAAGCGTCCTGTTTGCTTGTGCGTTTTCTCCTTCGCCTTGCTTGCTGTCTGCTGCCGCTATATGTAGCCATCACGCTTTACCCATCAGTTTTGCAAAACGATAGAACAAAGCAGCAGCCTGTTCACGGGTAAGCTGGTCAGCCCAAGCATAGTTGGGTTCACCATTCACCTCAGTGCCAGTGCCATTGATGAGACCGTTGGAGATAGCCCACTCACGAGCTTCCTTGCTCCAAGTGCCGCAGTCATTGTCCTGCAGCTCTGCACGGTACTCCTTCATCAGTTCCTTGAATGTGTCCAGAGTCATATCTTCATCCTCCTCTTTGCCGTCGCTGATTCTCTTTTTGAACTCTTCCCACTGCTTGTCGCCACTCGTCTTGTAATAGACATTCATGTCGGTGCAACACCACGGTCTCGGACAGAGTTTTCCGGTCACATCATAATGACGGATAACGTGGTCTGCAGGAATGTTGTACTGAGCCATCAGCTTCTTTGTCAACCATACGAGGTTGTCCACAACTTTTGGTTCGAAATACCAATCAGTATCAGAAGCCATAACCCTCTTGCGATTGATTTTGGAAGGGCGTGCTTCAATCCCGATGGAGTTAGAGTTGCGGCACTCAGGGTGCTTGTACTTGTTCGCACCACAGTGCCATGCGATGTCCTTATCGCGGACACAGCGATAGATGGTATCGCCCTCGTCAAGCGCATAATGGGCAGACGCTTGAATACCCGGTGTCTTGAAATATTCAGAGACACTCTTTGCAGTTCCGAGCGCACCGAAATAATGAATGACGATGTACTTCGGAGTCATGTTGCCTGAACGGAAGTTAACCGTTGTCAGGTTGTCTACAATTTTCAACTTGCATCCTCCTTCCTGTTCTGGTGTATTGATTTGGATTTTACCAGCGAACTTGTCATAATAAGCTTGCCCGTAGCTGGCTCGTTTTTCTTGGACGCTCTGTCCCTGATTGGCAGGACGTTCAAATTGGAGAAGAACAGCATTGGATGCCTCACGGACAGACGATGCGCTCTTGAGGGTGCTCAGCAGCCCAGAATAGCCCACAGACAGCTCTTTAAGCAGGAAGTTGAGCTGGGCATCCATGTCCCCTACGGACGCTCCTGCGGCTTTACAGGAGGCAAGGAGAGCGTCCTTGCGTGACCAGTACGTCCACTGAGCTAATCCGTAACCGGCACTGTCTTTCACAAAGTTGGAATAACTGCCGCTATCGACGGCGGCAGTATATTCTTCATCAGTCATGCCAAGTTTCTTCTCGTATGTATTTTGGAGGTTCTTGGGATTCAGTCCGCTCTCTGCAAAAAGATTCCCCATCAAACCCGCGACGCCGAAATCATTCAGACCAGCAGATTTCAAATAGCGCCAGATTTTTTCGTCGGCGTTCATGCGAACCACCTCCTTGATAAAAGCATTGTTTTATAATCAGACAATCTTGTAATGCGGCTTCTCTTCGCCGAAAAACCAATAACGAAGATAATCGTCAAACACGATTGCCACGACAGATAAGCCAACCCACGCAAAATAGAACGGTAGACAGACTTGCCCCAAAATGTTAAGAGGGAGTCCAGAATAATCCCAGACTCCCAGCTTCAACCATATATTCACGATAACGCCGGTGATAAACTCAAGGCAGGTCACCAACGTTCCGCCGATTAAGGCTTGCCACACGATTCCTAATTCCCACGGGAAGAGCTCGTTGATTAAACCAATAGAAACGAAACACAGCCCACCAAGAATAAACATGGACGGATGGCTGTGCCCACGCCAAAGCATCTCAATGCCGACATAGATTGCACCGCCGATAACGGCAAGCACAAGCAGTTTGAGACATACCTTCAGCCGCTTCATATTAGTTGCCCAGCTTTTCTGTGATAGCGTTCATCTGAGCCTGTGCAACAGCAAGCTTTGCGTTCATCTCAGACAGGTACGGTTCTGGCAGCGTCATGCCGTATGTAACAGCAGAGATTTCTTCAGCACCTTCCAGTGACTGTACATACGCTTTCAAAGCATTGTGATAAGTGGTCTGAGTGGTAATAAGAGTTTGCGCCGCAATATAGATTTGGGCAATCTCAGTGGCTGTGTAGATACGGCAGACACCACCGTCTGATTGATACGGGAACTCTGTGCCGCCAAGCTCAACAACGCGGAACAGGTTCGCAATATTTGCTTGGTCTTCGATGCTGAGATTAAAATGAACGGCACCCTGTGTCAGCTCCAAATCAATGCCCGCAACGATGATGGCGTTACAGCTCTTAGAAATTTCTGCAATCTTTGCAGCTTTGATAATGGCAAGAGAGTTGTCCTCTCCGACAATTTCGATTACGTCTTCCATCGTGACCCAGCCGCGTTCGACAGCCTTCAAAAGACCATTCATGTCGATAGCAGCAGACTGGTACATGGCTTTCAGTTTTTCTTTCATCGATTACACCTCCAGCGCGGAAAGAATCAATTCGTCAACGAGGTCACGCTGATGGGCAACCAAAGAGCCGCCGTCACATTTGGCAACGACTACAGTGCCAGCACCCTCAATTTCGTCGTGACCAACCAGATTATACGGTTCGCTGTTGAATGCTACGCCAATCGCTTCGTCAACAGAGCATGGCGTAAAACTGCCGCTGTTGCCAATTTTGATATACAGAACGGAGTCGGTCATACCAAGCTCGGTTCCGTCCAGTGTGATAATTCGATACATTTAAGCAACCTCCTTTGCTCCTACCAACTTTGCGATGTGTCGGAGCGTATCAATATCGGCGTTGAAGAAATCATGGTTCCACAGCCAGAAGTCTGCGTACTCAATGCGCTTATACGGCTGGCAGGTTGGGTCTTCCCAAACCTTGTCCCATCGATTTTGATAATTTGCATCGCGCTTTGCGAGCGTCTTTTGAATGGCTTGTGTTAATTTTCCACGGAGCATTCCTGCGCCATCGTCGTCACGGGCAAAGAACTGATGCGCGTTCTCGCTTGTTACAACGCAGAGGAGCTTGTCACCGTGGAAGATATATCTCGTCCCATCAAGGGCTTACTCCAAAGACCGTTTCCGTGAGTTTAACACAAGACAGTGGTACAGCTATGCGGAGGCTATGAGCGAATGAGAGTAAAGACAATTGTGGATGAAGACTTCACTAATTATAAAAAGCCAGCAATGTTCATTGGAACGATTTCTTGTGGCGGTAAATGCTGTATTGAAGCAGGTATCCCGTTGTCGGTCTGTCAAAATGATGGGTGGCGTGCAAGCGCCCCCATCAGTATTGACGACGAACAACTGTGCCTCCGGTATCTGAATAATCCGCTTACGGAATCAATCGTGTTTGGTGGGCTTGAACCGCTTGAACAATTTGATGAGCTATGTTCGTTCCTTGAGATTCTTCGTGGTCAATTCCAGTGCAAAGACGACGTTGTTATTTATACTGGTTACTACTATGAAGAAGTCCCTGAATGGATTCAACAGCTTGCCACTTATGGGAATGTAATCGTGAAGTTCGGACGATACATCCCAAACCGAGAACACATATTTGATGAAGTGCTTGGCATCGAGCTCGCTTCTGATAATCAATACGCAGAACGGTTCGACAGTTAAATATATTGGAGAAGACATCAATGAAAATCAACATCAATCCAGACAAAGAGTTTGTTAACGATATGCGTAAAGCATTGAAAGATAATAATGGCTTCTGCCCATGCGCCATCGAAAAAAACGAGGACACAAAGTGTATGTGTAAGGAATTCAGAGAGATGGTAAGTGGAACCTGCCACTGCGGTCTCTATACAAAAACAGAGTAAAACGTCCAAACGAAAATAAGGAGGACATATGATTAAACGTACAATCAAGGAAACTGTCCGTGAGTATGACGCAGACGGGAAAGTCGTAAGAGAGACGGTCACTGAGACGACCGAGGATGACGACACTATGTACTTCCCGCAATTCCAAACCTACCAAGAAACTGTTAAGCCTTGGTGGGGTGAGCCGTCTTGTACTTGCAAAACAAATAGCTAAGGAGGACACAATGCAGAGAGTTGGAGAATTTGAAAAGGTCAGCTTTGAACAGTTCCGTGACGCAATGAAAGATGAATTCTATAGGGGGCAGGAATTGCCGCCTGCCATCGAAGATGACCTTAGAAAGATGTGGGAGGAAATTGCACTCCCCAGCAGAGCAACGACTGGCTCCGCCGGTTATGACTTTAAGGCACCATTTACATTTGAGATGCGCCCCGGCGAAACAATGAAGATTCCTACCGGTATCAGAGTGAAGATTGACGAGGGCTGGTGGCTCGGTTGCCTGCCGCGTAGTGGTCTGGGCTTCAAGTTCCGTATGCAGTTTGACAATACGATGGGCGTTATCGACAGCGATTATTACTTCTCCGACAACGAGGGGCACATCTTCGCCAAGATTACAAACGATAGCAAGAGTCAAAAGATTGTGCACGTTGAAGCCGGTAACGGCTTTATGCAGGCAATCTTCATTCCGTATGGGATTACATACTCCGATGATGCAACCGGCGTCAGAAACGGCGGTATGGGCTCCACGGACAGCAAGGCGTAAGAGGAACCACACATGAAAGACTCATCTTCGAAAGGTCTTGGATTGTGCGATGTACTCGCCGTAGTTTTTATCGTTCTAAAGCTGATTGGCGTGGTTGACTGGAGCTGGTGGTGGGTACTTGCGCCTGTCTGGATTCCGGTTATTATCGTAGTCATTGCTTACATAGTAATCAGTATCGTTGATTAGGTTCCTTATTACTCAAGAGGTAGACATGGGGCTGGCTTCACTGCCAGCCCTTTCTTTTTTTACATACGCGCAGCGCACGAGGAGGCGAGATTATTAACACCATGCAAATCCCATTTTGGGAAAGGTACACACTGACAATTCAGGAGGCATCACAATACTTCCGCATCGGAGAAACTAAGCTGCGTAAGATTGTCAGCGAAAACAAAGACGCTGATTTTGTTCTTTGGAATGGCACACGCCCACAGATTAAACGTACAAAATTCGAGCGATTTGTTGACCAACTCAACCTTATATGACATCTAACTTGAAAGTGAATCCAGACTATGGTATATTGAGAATGCCATGTTGATATTCATTTTCAGACAAAAGGAGTAGCCATGCCTGAAAAAAGAAAAGACAACAAAGGCAGAGTTCTGAGAGAAGGTGAGGTGCAGAGAAGCGACGGGAAGTATATGTACCGCTATACTGATTCTGGTGGAGTACGCCGAGCGATTTATAGCTGGAAGCTTGTAGAGTCAGATAAAGCGCCTGATGGTAAGCGTAGCACAGAACCATTAAGGACTCAGATAAAACGAATCCAAAGGGATATTGATGACGGCATTAGTTCCCACACGGCGTATAGGATGTCATTGAACAGCTTTTATGACGCCTACATTGAAACTAAGTATGAGCTTAAAGCATCTACAAGAACCAACTATAAGTATATGTACAGGAAGTATGTACAGGACGAAATAGGCGCAAAGAATATTGCCGACATCAAGTATAGCGATATCAAACGGTTCTACATCCACCTCATTAAAGATATTGGATTTAAGCCGAACAGTATGGAGATAATTCATACGATTCTTCATCCGGTCTTTAATGTGGCAGTGAGGGATGGGTTCATAAGAACAAACCCTACCGACGGTGTGATTGCAGAAATCAAGAAGAGCCATAACTGGGAGAAGCCAAAGCGTCATGCGTTGACAGAGACACAGCAGAATAGGTTCCTCGATTTTGTTTCCAGTTCGAAAACGTACAAACACTGGATGCCGCTGTTCACGGTCATGCTTGGGACGGGCGCTCGTATAGGAGAAGTCCTTGGGCTACGGTGGGAAGATTGTGACTTCACGCAAAATATTATTGACATCAACCATAATTTGATATATCGTCAACAAGAAAGCGGGAAGATGGAACTCCACATCACTACGCCGAAGACACGAGCGGGCACACGAATCATTCCAATGTTCTCTGATGTGAGAGCAGCTTTGCTCCAGATTCGATTGAAGCATATGGAGGAAGGCTTTAACGAGTGCGAGGTCGATGGGTACACGAACTTCATTTTCAAAAACAGGTTCGGAGAGATGCTCACCCCGCACGTCATCAACAGAGCACTTGATAGAATTATTCGTGACTACAATGCAAAAGAGACGGAGCAAGCGGAACAAGAACACCGAGAGCCGGTCTTACTTCCACACTTCAGCGCACACAATCTCAGACACACATTCTGTACTCGCCTTTGCGAGAACGAAACAAACCTAAAGGTAATCCAAGAAATTATGGGGCATCGAAACATCGAGACAACGATGGATGTCTACAACGAAGCGACCAAGGAAAAGAAGATGTCCAGCTTCGCAAACCTCGAAGGAAAAATCAGAGTGTCCTGAGCTGGGTTTGACACCAGTTTTGACACCAATTGACCGAAAAGTTATAAGAATTTATGAGACGTTGCGTTATCGCAAATGTCCTCAAAACGTTGTGGCACAGGGGTTATAAGAACTTATGAGAAGTTACGACGATACCGAGATAATATTCCCCACGATGAAGCCGCTCGACATGCCCAAGAAGAGCGAGAAGACCGAGGAGAAGAGCGAGGAGAGTGCTCCCGCCGCCGCGCCGTGCAGCGCCGGCATTGTCAAGCCCAAGGGTGCGCACGCCGCCGACGAGGTCGACAAGGTAGAGAGCGAGCCGATCTTCGAAG